AAGAATCTTCTGATCTCTATCGTATGTCATGCCGACAAGAGAGCCGTCCGTTAGGCAAGCCCACACAATACTTTGCGGCTCTGCCTGATAGGCTAATTGAACAATACCGGACTGTGTAATATGTTCAGCAACCAGCGTCATGTCTTCAGCGCGAAAACCGTCATCTTCGAAGAGATAGGCCAAGTTGCGTAATTTCTTCTTTGACTTCTGTACGAATATTAGCGAGTTGCCGACCCGCGCTGGCGCAATGTTAGCACTACCAAAGGCGCTTGATCGTGACGCCGATATGTTTGACGGAGTTAGTGCGCCGCCATTATCGTTAGGCCGAATAACCCATTCACCGCCAACAGTACCAACAATCAAACCCTTCGCGTCATCCGCCATCCAACGGATAGCGTTTACTGTGTCGGCTGATAGCGTTGTAGTTGCACCGCTGTCGTCTAATACTGTCCCGTCAGGGTCGGTTGGAGCAAAGTTTTCAAAGTCACCTGTGCGGCTCATGTCAACGCGCTGTGGTGTATCCGTAGCTCCAGCAAAGCACAGGCGGTTCTTGTGGAATGTTGAGGTTGCTGGAAACCCAGTAGTCGTGGACCAGACGCCAAGACGCCAGTTTGCTGTAGCTGTTACGGCAGAAGCGTTGGGGCCGTCAATGGTTGCTACAACAATGGTTGTGCTAGTTCGCGCTGTGATAGTTAGAAAGGTCCAGTTTCCCGCTGCGTCTTCCCACCGAATTTGACGCCCAATATCTGTGGTTTGGAAACCTGTGCCGTCATTGATCCCTGTAATTGCCGACGCGGTTACATTGACCGAGCCTGATGTGGCAGACAGAAGTAGAGTAGTTGCAGTTACGTTTGTGTTGAAGAAAGGTCCATCTGAAAACGTAATGTTTGTAATTGACCAGCTTGTGTCAGACAGGCGAGCTAATTTGCGCGGCGGATAATCTGGATGTGTAATGTAAAGAATATCCGCGCTTTGAGAAAAACTTAACTCAAACAAGTCTGCTTCTACGTACAGAGTGGTTAGCTCAACTACTGAGCCACTAGATAAAATCTGTCCGCGATCCTTGATAAACCTGACGTATAGGTTTCCAAACTCAAGAATATAGGCTTGTTCTGTATTGAACTCAAAACGCACTACGCGAACAGCCTTACTGCTGTCTTTGACTGCAACAACGTGCCCTGTTCCGGGCCTACGCTGTGCTGGACCCTGCAACAGAGGAATAAAGTTTAGACAAGTTTTAAGGCCGGTCGTATACTTGCCAAGGTCAGGTCTACCATAGACTAACGGCGACATCTCGCCGCCGTTAAAGTTAGACTGTATGGCTGCTACACGGGCCATCTAAAGTCTCGCCGTAATCCAGCTATCGGTTGGCGGCACTTGTGCCGTCCGCTCAAAAGCGTTGACCTTGCGTGCTTCACGCTGAGACGCGACATATCGGTTTTGTGCAGCAATTAGCTTCTGATTTGATTGCGTGAGCTTTTCTACTAAATCCATTGCAATGCGAGATACCAGCAAGTCAACAAACGTTTGGTCAAACGCATTAGGGTCTGTCTGTTGGTATATGTATGTGACCTTTAATGGAGCAGTGTCGTCCGTTAGGATGTTGCCGTCTTCAATCTGAAAATCATCCTGTTCCGCTGTGGGAAGCAAACGCAAAAAATCCGCCGGTAGAGGATACTGCAAATTATAACCAAACGCAGGAACAGTGCTGGACGCAGCTAGTGATGCCCGCTTACGTGCAAAGTTCCACGGATGCGAGCGCAATTCACTATCCCTAGCATGATCGTAAACACGGTTGCATTCACGAGCAGCAGTACTGTCATCAGACAGTGACGAGATTGGCTTTGCCCCAAGCCGTTGCAACGCAAGGTTACAGATATCAACTGTGCTGGGCATGTCTAGCCCCGTTAATTAATAATGATTTGGTTGCCTGCGATTAGGTCTGCAACGGCGTTAATTGCTACAACAACATTGTCTCGATCTGCGCCTTCTTTAATAACGATACTAACATCGTTGGTCACTGATCCAGCATTAGACCCGGCAATTGCGTTCATGTCTCCGATTCCAGAAACATCATAAGTACGATTAGCCATTCATATTCTCCCAGTAGGCTTTGAGGGGAGCAACGCGCTCCCCTCTAGTTACCTAGTTTAATCAGTCAACAACATACAGCATCGTCAACTCGATGGTGCCAGTAGCCGCAGCGCCCGCCGTTACAACGGTGATGGGAATACCAACATCGTCTGCATCAACAACACTGTTACGGCCAAGGGCAGAAGTGGCAGCAATGTCAACCGTAACAATGCCTGTAGAGGCTGCTGCCGCTTTGTACTCGTCAACATCAAGAGCAACGACAGTACCAGCAGCGTTTTTATAAGCCGCGTGGCCTACAGAAGCTGTGGTGGAGCCGCCAAGAGCGTCATGTACCAACTCGCCCGAAAGGATACGCGCACCATTCGGAAGGTTGAACATCTGGATATCGCCAACTGCGGTAGAAGCAGCCTCAAAAAGTCCATAAGCGATACGAACCCGTCCAGCGTTTTCGTTTGTCTTGATTTTCGTAGATGGAACATCTTGGTCCCACTTCGTCTTTTGTACTGAATATGATGTACCCATTGTTTAAGCCTCCGAGCAAGTAATGGCGACAACTTTTTTCTCTTCCAAACGGGTCGCGCCAAAAGTACCTTTGACATAAACCTGAGTGGCATAAGACTTGTCGTCACGTTCAGTGATTTTTGCCTCAATGTCATTGAAGACACCAAGAGTTACGCCGGACTTGGCCCAACAAACAGCAGTTCGATCCGTACCGGAGAGGGCAAGGCGCTGGCTGTCAACAAAGTTAAAGCCCATGAAAGCCTTAATGCGTCCGTCAACCAAGACGGGCTTGTTGGTGTAATCAAGGCTGACGGCCTGAGTCTGTCCCAGAAGATCGTCATGCTGCTGTGCGCCGATAGCGCAATACAGTTCCTCGTTGTCCACATCAACTTCCGCAGCCATGAGAAGCTGCATAGCTTCACGCAACTTTGCGATGGTCATGCCACCAGCGGTTGTTCCGGCAGTCTGTCCTGCTGGGAGAGCAGTAGATGTGCCGCCGTCTTCGCCGGTTTTTGCGGTGCCTGTGAAAGCTGCAATTACTTCATCATCCATCGCGCGACCAAGTGCATATGCGCCGTTAATGGCATAAGGCGAGGTCGGATCAGCGATAATCCGCAGCTTGTCCTGATCGTCGATTAGATCAGCCCATTCGTAATCGGTCGGGTATACCCAACGGCGATCCATAGGGGTTTCGATAAGCGGTGTATCAGCGTGGCGAGTCGTGCGCTTTTGAGCGGTAACAGCACCAACCTGATTGATTGGAACGCCTGATTTGCCTTGGAAGCTCTCTTCCATGACGCACATGCGGAATTTGGAACCCTTCTGCTGAAGCAGGTGGTCCACTGTAGACTTGTAGTCAATGACTGACCAATTCATAATTTCGTTGGACATTGGGATAGCCCTCCATTTGTCCGTTAAAACAAAAGCAAGACGGGCTTATCCGAAAATCGGGGCCACACTACTAAGGAGCTAATATGTCGGCCTACGGGTTATCGACGGGTGCGCCTGTTCGACACCTATTGGTGCGCTTACGATAAATATGTCACAGTCGTTGCAATTATGCAACAGTTAAATTACACGCCAACACCGTCTACCATTTTTGCGAGACGCTGCTTTTTGTCCATAGCCCAGTTATGTGCTGGGTGGTTCTTGTTCATCCAAGCATCCATGAACTCTTTGTCCAAACTCAGTTTGCTTAGTTCAGAAGCTGCTGAAGACGGAGTTAGTGCTACTCCTTCGCTGAAGCCACCAGTATCGTTTGGAGCCTCTCCCATCTTTCCTGCTAGGCCATCGACAAACCTCATGGCCGCAGACGGTCCCATTGCACTACGCAGGCCCGCAAGATGCTCCTCGGTCATGTTTAGAGCTGTGGCGGCTTGGTTGATACCTACAACTTTTTGGTCATAAGCCGCGCCCCACTCACGTTTCAGTTCAGCTTCGGCGTCCTGAGCCGTTTGTGTGTTCTGCGCCTCTCCATCCTGTTGAAGCAAACCTACATGGTCGTTCCACTTCTCAGAGACAATTTTGGCCTGTCTGGCGGTTAGTCCTGCTTCGTGAAACACGCCGCTGGCCCACTCGGCCATTTGACCATCTTGCCCTTCTGGCACTGGCAAATCATAGCCGTCCGCCTTATCTGGTCGGCCTAGCTTGTTGTAGAACTCGCTCATTGCTGCTTCGTCTGCGTCAGGCGCTGGAAGCACTACGGCTCGGCCCGCTTTGTCGGCACCGAACAGTTTCTCTAGGTTGTGATAGCTGGATAGGACGCTCTCTGGTCCACCTTTATCCCAGCCTTTTGTTTCGGCTAGGGTACGCAATTCTGTATTTTCAATCGAACTTAACCAATCTTGAGAGGCCGGTGCGGCCTCTGGTGCCGGTGCTGATACAGGCGCGGCTTCAACTGCTGCTACTTCACCTGCGTCAGGTGCAGGGTTGCCCGCTTCTACGGACCCGGTTTCTTCGGTCATTGGTATTAGACTCCTGTTGGGTTGAAATGTCTCATTAGTTCTTGTGGTGTAAGATTGAGATGTTTGGAGATACGCAACCAAACTTCCCGACGCCCTTGCATTACTCCCTCAACGCGAGGATCAGTATGGAACGTGCTTTCATCTGCGCGGCAGAACTTAGCTAGATCATCTAGTACTAAGTTGCCTGCAACTCCCTTAAACGCTCCTTGATAGTTGCGCTTGCGCTCAGTAAGGAACTTTTCGGAATCACTTGCTTCTGGCATTACTGCAACGCCTTCATAACTCCAGCCGCCGCTGGGGCAGCTTCAACCATCTGCTGCATCTGAGACTGTTGCGCGCGCTGCTCACGGGCTGCTTGCACGGCTTCTGCGCTGTTCATCCAAGACGTTGGAACCGCATTGATTTCAGCCAGTGCAGGATAAATCACATCTACATTAAAGTGATCTAGCGCACTCAAGTCCTGAGTGGTGTTGGAGTACGCAATAGCCGCCTCTAGTGTACGAAGCCAACCAGCGGCCTCTTCTGCACGCTGTGAGCGTGTCAGCGGACTATCATACTCGATCTCAAACTCGCCCTCGGCCTCAATCAAAGCTGGCGGCAGAGGCGGGAACATCTCCTGACGCATTAGCAGATCGACTTCACGCTCGATCATTGGTCCCAGCATCTCGCTCTGCTGACGACCCATCGTCGGTGACAGCAACGCACCCTTCTCTCGGGCGCGCTCCAGCACTTCTGTTGCTGTCATCGCTGGGCTTTCAACAAGAATCTGAAACAAGCTGACAAGGAAGGCGTCGTTGATAACGCTACGCTCCATGTCCATAAGCTCTTGACCAGCCGCGAGATTGCCAGTCGGCAACTCATGCACAAGACGCTGGCCGGAAGCGTTCACACCACCAGCATTGATAGCGCCGGGAGTCAGAGAGAATGTATCAATAATGCCGTCATCATGGGTCAACAGAACCGGATCAACAACTCTATGCCCCTGCTTGAGCATTGTCTTCTTCTGCTCGTTCAAGACCTTGATCGAAGGCAGGGCCATCATTGCGGGTGAACGTCCGTAGATTTCACCGGGTCCAGTAACATACCGACTGATGGCATAGGGGAATGTGTTGTAGCCGCCCTCAAACAAAATCT